TGCCTCGATGGCGTGCTCAGCGGTGGGCATTCCGTCTTCTCCGTTCGTGGCGAGGGATAGATGCTGTCAGCATCTTCTCAGACCCGTTGGACATCATGTAGGCTGAACGTGTGGGCGCGATCGTGAAAATGTCGCTAGCTGCGGAGTCGCACCCGGACCTTCACGACGCCCTCGGCAGCTACCACTACACGTTCTCGCCTGAGTGCCTCGACAGCTTCGCCGAGCAGGCCAAGGGACTGCCGGTGAGGATCAACTTCGACGGACTGCCCGTAGGCCGTGTTCTCGCCGCTGAGCGCACCACTGATGGTGTCGAGCTGTCGATCGATACCAACGCCGACATCGCCGAGCTAGTCGCAAGCCCTGCGTTCGTCGCTGCTACCGACGAGTGGAACGCAGACTGCTCTGAGCGCGTGGTCCGCGCAGCGCAGTTGACGGAAATCGGGATGACCGATGACTGAGCCAAGGAAGCGGAACGGCTGCGACAAGCCACGACAAGGTGACGAACCGTGGACCGAGCTACCGAAGAGCATCACCGTCGCGGCGCTTCCCGAGAACGTGATGGCGCGGATGCCCGGCAACCATCGGATCAAGGTGGTCGGACCGGCGAAGGATCAGCGAGCGCTTGTCAAGCGGATCGAACGCGAGGCGATCGGGTTCTCCAAGGTCTTCCTGAGCAAGTGCTGTTTTCGCCAGCTGCCGCAGACGCTTGGCCAGCCTGATGACAGTGCCCAGCTACTGCTCGAACAGCACTACTGCTACGCCGCCTTCGTCTAGTGGGCATCGACGCGACACCGCAGCTTCGCGCGCTTGGCATCGATGTCGATGACCTCTGGCAGAAAGCGGGCGAGTCCGCCTCGCTCGCGATGCGTGACAAAGCGCTCTACGGCTTCACGGCGATCGACCGCAACGGCAACCACATCGATCCACAGAGGATCAAGCCTGCGCGCAGCACGCGCAGCATCTTCGACCGCGACTTCGCGTAGCTCACCCCTCGTCGTCCCACACGATCTCTCGCACTAGGTGCCACTGCACCGTTCGCCGCTTCGCTTTCCGGTACGTGAAGATGCTGGCGCCGCCGACGAGTTCGATCACGCGCAGAGAACCGTCGATCGTCACGGCTCGCCGCGCATCGTCGTATTCAGCGCGTCCCACGTAGGTCGTGCCGTTCTTGAGATGCACGACAGCGTGACCGGTGAGTGGCGTGGCGGTTTGGCGGCTCATGGCGTTCACCCGGTCCGACCGTTCACCTACGGTGTAAGGATCAACCTAGACTAGAGGGTTAGGTGACCAATGTCGCTAAAGACCGAGGCAGTCAAGCTGCTCGCCGCCGAAGACGACTATGCAAAGGCGAAAGGCGCGCTCGAGAAAGCCAAGCACGAGCGAGACAAGGCACGCGCACGCTGTCGTCCTCTACTCGCCGCCGACACGACCACACTGGCCGGCGACATCTCGATCACCGTCACCGCCTGCGTGTCGAATCGCTCATTCAAGCTCGCCGAGTATCTGCGCAACCACAAGCTCACGAAAGCGATGGAGCCGTTCGTCGGTGAGGGCTCGCCTTACGATCGGTGGACTGTCAAGCGCGTCGCGAGCTGATGATGATGGCGGCTCATGGCGTTCACCCGGTCCGACGATGAACCCAATATCAGCGCCGCCTTCAGAGCCGCAGGCAAGGATCGCCTTCGTCGCGGTCGTCGGCAGCGAGATCGACAGCTCGCTGATCATCCCGTTCACGATCGGCACCGCGACGATCACGCCCACTGTCGCGGCACGCCAGCGCCAGGCACTCATCACGATCGGGAAGGTGGAAATGAGCGCCTTTCACGTTGGCGACGTCTGGGAACCAGTGGCGATGGTCACATCGCCAGCAGCCGAAGATCCCGACGCGCCAGTCGAACCTGGCAGCGTCACCTTCACGTTCCTGTCCTACAAGGGCGTCCAGACGGTCGGCACGTCCACTAAGGTCTCCACAGGCGTATGGAAGTCAAGCATCGAACTCACCGAAGCCGGGATCTGGAAGGTCAGCGTTGAGAGCACCGCGCCGTACAAAGCGTCACAGCCAGCGCAGATCGGCGTCAAACCCGCCTTCGACGAATAGCATCCCGACCACGAGCAATCTCGTGCTGCCGGGCTGGAAGCCAGCCGTGCTCGAGCTGAACGACTACTGCGTCGAGCACGGGCTGACAGGCCGCGAGAGCGAGCACGAACCACCGGCCCAGCCACACCGCATCACGGTCTACACGAGACTCGGCCTCAAGCTAGCCGAGACATCCGGCGCCACACCCGAACACGCAGCCACCGCGATGCTGAGGAGACTCCATGCGTAAGCTCAAGCGCGAGATCGTGTTCTTGCTCTGGCGTGCGGCAGCCAAGATCGACACGCACTACACGATGCTGCTCGCCCAGACGCTGACCCGTGTCGCTGCAGCCAAGGACCCCACTGCCACCGTGCAGGTCGAGGTGTCACGCGCATTCGCTGAGCGCCTCAACGATTGGTCAGAGCCTGTGCAGATCATGTTCGCGCCACAGGTCAAGGCCAATGAGGTGGGTGTGGCGCTGCTGGTGCGCTCGTGTGAGCAGCAGGTGGTGATCGCGGAGACGATCCGAGCACGGGCAGCGCGGCAGTGAGCCATACTCCCCGGGGGCCATCGCCTTCCCCGTATGGCGTTGATGACCGCCAGCGTTTTCGATTTCTCCGACCGTGAAAATGGCCGCCGAACGCACCACCACGCAACGCGGCTACGGCGCACCGCACCGACGTCGGCGTAAGCGCACCGCTGCCATAGTTGCGCGCGGCGAAGCGTTCTGCGCGGCGCCCAAGTGCAGCCATCCGCATGGACGCTGGATCGCGCCCGGCGAACCGTGGCACGAAGGCCACCATCCGTTCGACCGCGGCGTCTACATTGGCCCGTGCCACGCGGCCTGCAATTGCAACACGACGCTCGAGCGGTCAAAGCGGCGGCCGAGCGTGAAGCGCCCGGCCGCGCAGGCGTGGCTATGACGGCGATGGTCGCCCTCGACCGTCTGCTCGCCACCCCGGCGCGGGACCTGATCGCGGAACTCAAGGGATTGCGTGAGCAGGGCGCGGCGCTCGACCGCAAGATCGGCGTCTACGAACAACTGCTCGCGATCCATGAGTCCAAGGGCCTCGTGCGCAGGGCGGACGTGTCGCGCGGGAGGGCCCGGAACGGCAGGAAGCGGCCACCGTTGCCGATGTGGGAGGTCGTCTGATGCCCGCACGCAAGGTCACGGCGAAGGCGAAAGTCGCGAAGCCAGCGAAGGCGTCGGCGAAAGCCCAGCGCCAGAGTGCGGCCAGCGCCGCGAAACCACGCGCGAAGGCGCCAGCGAAACCGGCGAAGCGCGCCGCCAAAGCCGCGCCCGCGCCGCCCGCGACGAAACCACGCGCCGCCGGCAAGCGGAAAGCAGCAGCAGCGAGACCTTCGGCGCACCCGACGATGGGCGCGGTCGTGTCGGTCAAGCGTGACCTTGCGAAGCTGCCCGCCCACCTCGCGAAATCTGCGGAGGCCGCGACTGCGCTGGCGCTCGCATCGCGGCTCGACGAGGAAACCGGCTCGCCGAGCGAGTGCGCAAAGGCTTTGCTCGCCGCGATGTCGACGCTCCGGGGGCTGGCGGCAGCCGCAGAGAAGAAGGGGGCGCTGCATGGCATCAAGTCTGGCCGTGCCCAACGGCTCGCTGCGGGGAGTCCAGCAGGCTAGGATCTCGTCGTTCCCGTCGTACGCTTCGACGTCGGGCGACGAAACGATCGCCCTCGCGCGCCTCGCGGGCGTCGAGCTCGACGAGTGGCAGCAGACCGAGCTCCGCCACGAGATGGGCGAATCGCCGGACTGGAAGTGCCCGCGCTGCGCGCACCGGGCGACTGAGCCGATCCCGTGCCCCGAGCATCCCGGCGAGCAGCTGTTGCACCCGTGGGTGGCGTTCGAGTGCTGCGACATCGACCCACGCCAGAATGGCAAGAGCGAGAAGCTGATCGCGCGGCAGCTCGGCGGCCTGTATGTCGTCGAGGAGCAGCTGCAGATCTATTCGGCGCACCTGTTCGACACGGCGATGGAGATTTTCCGCCGGCTCGCGTTCCTCGTGGAAAACTGCGACGAGCTGCGCGCGGAAGTCAAGCAGCGCGGCGGCAAGTTGGTCGGCATCACGCGCAGCCACGGCCAGGAGGGCATCGAGCTCCGCGACGGTCGGCGCATCCGCTTCAAGGCGCGCACCGGTGGCGGC